ATCAAAACGTGGGCACTATCTTCCCATTGGTCTTGGAACTTGTATCGATAGGGAAGTCTATACATGAGATAGAGGCGTTTATGGGAATGGCCCATCATTCCTTGGCGCGAATAATTCAAAGACATCCTAGACTTAAAGAGGCGTGTAATAGAGCGCGACTAATAAAGAATGATAGGGCAGTAATACAGTAAAGCACTATAATAAAGTTTATAGTGTAGCCCTTATTAAATCAATGACTTAGATGATGCGTATATTCCTCATGAGTTCATGAACTTTTGCGCCGCTCTCCCTCTGCTCCCTCCTGGTACGCGGGCCCGGGTAGGGTGCCCCCCCTCTGCGCGCAAGTGCCGCGGTCTGCGCGTAAGGCTCACACAAAAATTTTCCAAAATTTTGAATCTAGTAGTGTCAAAGTGACACCACCTTATCACTCTTAACAGGCTTCATAACCTCCAAGGTCTAATAAGCCTAAGATGTCAGCTATCCCCTGATAGTTACATTGTTTGAATCGTGTTTTTATTTCTTGATTCGCAAACCATTTACGTCTAACATTTTACAAATCACCACGACCCCAAGCAGTTGGGGAATCAAAAGAAAAGATTGGAATAAACTTTGAATTGGTTTAAAGAGTTCCCGCAAGAAACATTCCTCGATTTAATCCGCTCAGGTCTTACTGAAGTGGAAGCACTCCAAAATATTAATGACTCAAGAAAATTAAAGTTCGCTTCTCCGGTTGTGGTCCAGATGCAAGTCAAGCTCCCAACTTTCCGCGAAGCTTTGGAAGAAGCGAAGAAGCAGAGAGCGGACGTTTGGTTCAATGGAATCGTAGGCTCAATATCTCAAGCGGTGGAGAAAGATCAGGTTCCAGCGGAGAAGCTTAAATTCGAACAACGCAAATATTTAGCAGCGATTGATAACCCAGAGAAATACTCGGAGAAGGTTAAGCACCAATTAGATGTCCAGGTCAATATCTTCCAAGAGATGAAGGATATGAGTCATTCGGATGTTAAGAAGATTATGAGTTCCGCGGACCCATTCGTGGATGCCATTGATGTGGAATACGAGAATTTAAACCCCGGTCCCTCGGACCTGGGCCCCGAGGATAACGAGGAAGAGGATATATTTTCATGAGCAAAGAAATCAAATTGGTAAATGGCGGAACTATCCGTCTGAAAGAAGAGAAGACGTACCCATGGGATAAAAGGCCTGAAGCTCCAAAGGTTAAAGAACCAATCCCTGAAGAGTTAGAATTTAAACGGATGGTCCGGTCTGAGCGTAAGAGGATTAAGAAACTCAAACACGCAGGAGTCAGGGATTATTTAGAGGAGAGATATTCATGAGATTTTCTTTAATCCAATACCTATACCATTTTATCGGAAGTGCTTACGCTTGGGGTAAGGAAGGACCGTATAAGATGGGCTTCGATTGTTCGGGCCTCGTACTTGAAGGGCTTAGGTCTGTAGGTATGTGGGGCAAAGACGATGCCACGGCCCAAACGATTTACAACACTTTTAAAGTTAAGAGCGGGGAAATTCCTTTAGGGCTACAAGATACGGGCTCATTGGTTTTCTTCGGTAAGGATAAGAAGAGTATAACCCATATCGGGATAGCTATAAACAAAACACAATTTATCGAAGCAGGCGGCGGGGATTCTAAGTCGGTGGATAAAGGGATGGTTCGTATCCGTCCGTTCACTTGGCGCAAAGACCTGGTGGCAGTTATCGATATTTTTAAGGAGTAACAAGTGGCAAAGAAGAAAAAAGAAATTGAAATCGAAGAAGCTATTGACGTGGAGGCTATTGAAGAAGACGACCTTCTAAATTCAGGAGAGTGGGAAGAAGCTAAGAAGCACCCTGAAGTGGATCAATCTAAAAAGATTTTAGTCGGACATCACCCGATTACTAAAGAGCCTGTTTATATTTAATCAACGGGAGGGTTCTTGCAGAAGGCAAGTAAACTGACTAATTAAGGCTCAGGCCCGCCCGCCCCTTAAACCCTCAAAACGCTAAAACCAAAATCCCTATCCAAGGTTTTAGCGTTGCATCCTACGAAGTCCATTCAGGCAAAAGATATTATGATGCTGCAAAAGTATCTTGCTATCGTACTGCAAGACTTGGCATCTTTGTGGACCCCACACGCCGGACAGTTGGAAGTGGGGAAAGCTTTCTTTCTCAAGGGGCTTAAAAAGATTTTTGTCCGCTGCGGGCGAAAGTTCGGTAAGACAGAAATCGCTTGTTACATCCTTTACCGGATCGCGCTCTCTAAACCTAATCAGCATTGCTACTACATCGCCCCAACTTACAAACAGGCAAAGGAACTTGTTTGGGAGAATGGTCGATTACCAAACTTTCTTGGAAAGCTGAGCTCCAAATACATCGAAGGCAAGCCAAGCGAGACTGAACACCGTATCCGATTTAAGAATGGATCATTCATAAAGATCGATGGCTCAGATTCTTATGAAGCCTACCGAGGGATAAACCCACACGCGATTGTCTACGATGAGTACAAAGACTTTCATCCTAAGTTTCACGAAGGCATGGAGCCAAACTTAGCGACCTACGAAGCGCCGATCTTCATATTCGGAACACCACCGGATTCGGAAGACTCAGCGTTTTGCCGTACCGAGACCGGGATTAGACGAAGCCCGGGAGGCGCGGCGTTTCTCATGCCGACGGAAACTAACCCCTATATTTCAAAAGAATGGCTGGCCGAGATGAAGGAAACCCTCATATCCCGCGGCGAGTGGCACGTATGGATGAGGGAGTACATGGCGGAGATTGTCCCGTCAGGTGCCCTACACATTTTCCCCATGTTCGAAGCGCCGAAGATTGCCCCCGATGGAAAGTTCGACGGATACACAAAGCACGTTCGTCCTCACGCGGAGCTCATGGAAGAAATCCTCCGGTATCCGAAGGACTTTACCTACCACGCGATGTATGACCCCGCATCTACGTCATGCTTCGGAGTTTTATTCGCAGCGGTCCATAAGCGGACTAAAAAAGTTTATTGCCTCGGAGAGATATACGAGAAGAACAAAGATAAGACTTCTGCCAAACAAATATGGCCCAGAGCTTGGGCGCTTAAAGATTCCATCATGCCAAGGCGCGATTGGTGGCGCGATGTTTACGATTACGCCGCCGCTTGGTTCGCCAATGAAGTCAAAGACGAATACCGCGAGGGGATGATCCCTTGTGTGAAGGACTTGAAAGATAAAGTCGTCAAACTCTCCTCGATTAAAGACTTTATCCGCGAAGACCTGTTCGTAGTTTCAGACAAATGCCCGAATTTAGTTTGGGAGATGAGAAACTATGCAACCGACGAGGAAGGGAAGATCCCAAAGAAGAACGACCATTTAATCGATGACGTTAGATACCTATTCAACGACGCCCACCTTCACACGATTCCAAAAACAAGATTCATTCAAGCGGAAGATTTAAGAATGGTTCCCGAAGAGGGATTCCCTGATTTTGAAGAAGACCTACCTAACGACATTTACCAGGACATAACGGAGGAGTTTTATGACTAAAGATTCATTGGAATTAATCATGGCCATAGTGGCGGTGATTATTGGAGGAGCGGCATTAACCGTCGGAAGCTTTGCCTTAGCAATCGTTGTGGGGATTAAAAATTCTACGCATCAGGTTGTATGGAAGCCACTTGAGGAGCCAAAGCCTGAAGAGGACGACGTATTCAGCACAGTAACGGAAGACGTGGACAACGTGCTGAACAATCCAAACAAGAAATTTAAAAACGAAATACCTACAGAAGATCCGGAGTTCGCAGACCTAAGCGACGCCTCGGTTACTTCGAACAAGTGGTAATAGGAGAAAACAATGAGCGCAAATACCTTAGATAACATGGACAGTGCTAACTTCACGGACGAAGTTATCCCGTTTCAATTTAGAGAAAAGAAAACGGAAGAAGAAACCCACCTATGGCTTAAAGCTTGGTTCGAAAGAGAGTTTGAAAAAGCTTTCCCTCGTTACGTCATGTACCGCCGCTACATCAATATGTACAAGAACTTGGACGAGTTCGAGGGCGACGGCATGGCCAAAACTTCTACGCGAAACGGTCCGTCACGCAGTAAGAAGCCAAAGGTCAGAGATAACATGATCTACGCTTTCACTGAGCAAAGAGTTTCACAAGTTTCTAAGCAGAAGATTGCTTTGACCTTTATCCCGAGAGTTCAAAATTCCCAGGATGATCTTAACGCCACAAAAGCCACGAAGCTTTTAGTTAAGGCGCGCTTTGAGGAGACAAACTTCGACGGTGATATGATCCGAATGGATAGATCGGTATTCCTTCTGGGCCACGCGCTTTACGAAAAAGCATGGGACCCAAACGGCGGAAGCCTTGCCCCGAGTTATCTGAGAGCTAAAGAAAAATCGAAAGAAGGTAAACCAATTGTCGATGAAAACGGGCAAGCGGTAAACCTCGATAAGAAAATGTTCGTTGGCGATACCAAGGGGAAACTTTGGCAACCATACGAGTGGTTCGTTGAACCGGGCAAACATATTCACGAAGACCTGGACTATCTTCAAACCCACGAGTGGATGCCTAAGCAATTAGTTGAACACAAATGGTCGAGAGCGAAAGGTAAGATTACTAATTCGGAATATGTGAAGTGGGACTTCTCAACCGATAAGCTTGACCGCCCAAGCAACGAAGTAATGGTCCTAACTTTCTGGCATAAGCCTACGGAATATTTCCCTGAAGGTTGTAAAATTACTTGGTGTGACGACGTTATCCTTGAGTGGATTGGTTTCCCATACGCACACGGGAAGCTTCCGTTCACGCCGGATAAGGACATCGAAGTTGAAAACGAATACTGGGGACGACCGTTCATTACGAATATCGAGCAGTATTACAAAGTAAATAACTCTCTTATCTCAGGCATGGCCCGAAACCACGGGATCTTAAACGCTCCTAAAGTTATCGCCCCTGAGGGATCAATCGACGCAAAAAGCTGGAATAACGAATACTCGTTCGTTCAGTACCGTGGCGCGGTTGAGCCTAAGATCATGCAGCACAATTACGTTAACCAGGGCGAGTTAGAATTTCAAAAGCATTGTCAGTCACGGGCCGGGGAATTATCCGGAGTGTTTGATATTTCACGAGGGATTACTCCTCCGGGAATCACAGCGGCGTCCGCTATCCGTTACTTGGATGAGCAGGAACACCAACGGGCAAGCCCAAGTATTTCTAAACGAAAGAGAAGGGTATTAGATATAACCCGTCAGGAAGTAGCTCTCATGGCAGAGTTCTACAAAGAAAGTGACGAGCGAACAATCCGATTGGTGGGAGCAAATAACGAGTTCATTATCAAATCGTTTAAGAAGTTAACGGTCGGAAGTATTGCGGACGTTCGGTATGAAAACACATCTTCACTCTCCGATTCTAAGACGGGAGCGATTGCTGACATCATCGACCTAAACGCCGTAACTCAAAATGATCCAATATTTAAGCCTAAAGAGATCATCAAAATTTTGGACCTTGGACTTAATGACGCTTTCAAGGATGAAGCGACATACGCCGTCGATACCGCACGAACCATCTTGGAGATGATTCTTGATGGAGAGGAGGTAAACCCACCTAGTAAAACCGATGGCCTTGGAGAATTTTACTCAGTGTTCAGTCGTTTCGTAGAAAGCTTGATCTACAAACAGAAGCTAGACGAGGGGATTAAGCGGGCAATCGACGATTACATTGAGGGGCTAGAACTTCTCATGTGGCAGAAGTCGGTTGAAAACTCGAAGTTCATGCAGATTCTTTTGACCTTTGAAAAATACCCGATGTTCTTTTCTCCACCACAACCGCCAATGCCTATGGCCCCGCCAACTCCGGAAGCGGGAGGAAACCCACCTCAAGCAAACACAAGCGGCATGGATTTCCACAAACAAGCTATCGAAAAACAAATGTCTGAACAAGGAGCCGAATAATGAAATTCAATAAGTTTTTAACCCTGAGACTAATGAACGACCTTGGAACAGAAGGGGCCATGGGATCTTCCAACGCGGAAGCGGTGGCGGGAGATGCCCTGGAAACTTTCGATAACATGGACTATGAATCGGAAGCAAGCAAGGAAGCGGGCAAATCGTTTGAAGATAAGTTTAAATCCCGCATCGAAAGAGCAAAGAAAGCGAAGGAACAAACAGAAGAGGACGACGAGGACGAAGCCCCAAAAGCTAAGAAAGAGCCAAAAGAAAAGAAAGAAGACAAGAAAGGTTCCGACATCGACATCTTGGACGACACCGACCTAGACGGGAAAGAAGTTAAGAAAGAAGCCAAGAAGGAGAAAAAGGATGAGAGCAAAGACGAGAAAGAGCTTTCTGAAGAAACAGAAGATAAAGAACCAGAAGTCGAAGGCAAGGTGGAATCGAAGAAACTCAAAATCAGAATGGCCGACGGTTTATACGGGATTGATGCCGACGCTAAGGTCCGGGTTAAAGTATACGGGACTTTTCAAGAAGTTCCGGTTCAGGAGCTTATTAACAACTATTCTGGCAAAGTGGCATACGATAAAAAGTTTTCTGAGATAGGGAACGAGAAGAAAGTTTTCGAACAGGAGAAGGCAACGGTCCAAAGACGGGAGGCTTTTCTTAAGTCTACCGCCGAAGAGATCATGGCCCACCTGGATGATCCAAATAAAAACCCTTTTGACGCCTTGAATTTTTTAGTTGAAAAAAGCGGACGCGATAGTTATAGTGTTTATAAGAGGGCAGTAGAGGCCAACCTCGATGAGGTTGAAAAGCTAATGTCCATGTCTGAAGTCGAGAGGAAGGCATACTTCCTTGAGAAGAAAGACGAGTTCCGAACTAAATCCGAAGAGGCCCGTAAAGCCGAAGCTACGAAGGCAGAGACTTTTAACCAAGCTCTCCAAAAAGTAGATTCCCTACGACAAGCTCATGGCGTTAGCGAAGAACAATTTTTGCAAGCTTTGGATCAACTTGAATCCGAAGGCGTTGACACCTCAACGATGCCCGATGAAAAAGTGGTAGACTACGCAAGTCTGAAACCACACGTCGATGCCGTCCAAGATGCGTTAGAGCCATTCGAAGATTCTATAGATGATTCCAAATATTCTGAGGTTGTTCGAAACTTAGCACGTCAATTACGAGCAAAAGATTTCACAAAAGAACAATTAACAGAATGGGCACGAAAAGAGTTCATGGACGAGGACGTAAAAGATCTTCAATCCAGGACCAAAGATGTTCAGAAGAAGAGTTCAAAAGTGGAAGTAAAAGCTCCGCAGAAATTCGAAAATCTGGACTTCGGTGACGAGGACTAACCTCAAAACATTAAACCATAAAACCATTTTCAGTCCTCCCGCCAAACGGAATCTAAACTAATAAATTCGTCCATGGGAGGACTAAATGGCTTTTTCACTAACGGAAACCTCTGGTAACTTTTTAACAAAGTTCCAAGCACGTTCACTAAATCACTATAACTCTAAAATCATGCTTGATGGTCGTATCGGTAAGAAATACGACTTCGTTGGCGCTCAGAAAAACATCGAAACTCAGATGTCTTTTTCTGGTGGTGTAGGTGCTAAATACCTTCCAAAAGCTAACACATCTGTAATTGAGCAAGCGGTTATCACTTCAACTAAAAACTACGCACGAGTTCTTGTTGACCGTGAATCTTTGAAAGCAGCTTCATCTAACGATGGTGCGTTCCAGAAGTTCATGGCATACCCGGTTAAGAAGACAGTTGAGTCTTTCATCCGTAACCAAGCGCGTGTTATGTACGGCGATGGAACAGGTATCCTTGGTCGCGGTGACGGTGCAACAAACGTTACAGGTCTTGGAACAATCGCGTCTCCTTTCATCGTTACTCTCCGCGCTTCTGACTGGAACGAGTCAAACTTCGAAGAGCAAGACCATATCCAATTGGTATCAGGTCTAAACGCTGGGGATAACTTAGGCGGATCTGCTGAAGGTGGCGTTTCTGAAACTAACCTTCTTATGATCTCTGAAGTTGTTCCTTCTGCTCGTCAGTTGAAACTAATCGGTACTTCAGCTACAGCGGTAGTTGGTTTGGCCGCTCTAGTAGCTGGCCCGGCTCCTCTTCCTACGACTTCTGGTTTTGTTATGCAGAGATCATACCTCCAGGAATCTCAAGGTCTTTCAGGCGTTTGTATGGCGACTTCAGGGACACTTTACAACCTGAACGTTAAACGTCGTTGGCAATCTCAGCAGATCAACGCTCTCGGACAAGGTATCGTAACTGATGTTTTGAACGATGCAGTTCTTCGTCAAGAAAAAGCTACTGGTGAAGTTCCTAAGATGATCTCAATGAACTTCAACCAAATGAGAAAAGTTCTTGCTCAACTTGAAGATCAGAAAGTTTACAACCTTCCAAACAAAAACCTTAAAGGTGCTTTGGGCTTCTCAGGTGTTGAGCTTATGACTTCTCGTGGTCCAATCGGTATGTTCGTAGACCGTTTTTGCCCAGAAGATAAAATCTTCCTTCTCAACGATGAGCATATCGTTCGTCACCACAGACCTGACTTCGGTTGGTTCGATGATGATGGTACAGTGTTCCTTCGTACAGCGGACGAGGATACTTACGAAGCAAGATATGGAGGGTACTCGCAGAACTTTATTGATCCGACTTTCCAAACTGTTATCCACAATCTTTCTAAATAGTCGTAAACACGGATGTTTAGATTATAAGAGGGAGCTTCGGCTCCCTTTTTTGTTGCCGTGTTTTTATCTTGTTTTTATTCCCATTATCTCTTACCCTGAAAAGGACGCATGAAGCGTTCCCACCAATGGGTAACATGAGGGAATAAAAATGAAATCTTCAATCAAAAGAACACTTAAATCACGTCAAATTGGATTGGTAAAAACTTACCATCTAATCTCCGGCACTGCCGGGACTCCTGCGGATTCCGGCCTTGATAAAGCTTTCATAAGCTCAATCACTGACAACGGTGCCGGGGACTATACAATTACAGTTTTAGAGCCTTCGCGCCTAGACCTGGTTGTTGATTCAATCGTGGGCGTTACGTCTAAAACAGTTTTCAACGTTTCAGCGGTTACATCTTCAACCGTTCGCGTCCTGGCATTTTCTGATGCGGGCGTTGCTAAAGATGCAGACTTCTACATCTCACTCGTTCATTCAACTTTACTAGATAACGTTTTCTAATCAGATGTTTATAGGGGAGCTTCGGCTCCCCAATGACACGGAAAATCCCCTTAAGGAGGATAGGTCATGAGTACAGAGTCAGGATACCAAAACCAAAAGAAATACGGCGACGCTCAATATAAAACCATTCAGGGCGTAGGCTCTAATAAGTTTGGCGTAAATACCGCTCAAATGTACCTCTTCGACGTAACTCCCGCCGCCCTTCCAATCGTGGCTTCCGGAATCGATGGAACTAATCCTAAAATAATTTACATCGAAATAACTTCCCACGGGGCGACCGTAGGGGACGTACTCCGACTACAATCTCCTGCCGCGCTGGCCGGTTGGGAATTTGATATTATAGAAGTGGTTGACGCTGACATCATCGGCGTATTTAACCTGGCAGATAGTATCCCGCAAATCGCTGACGACGTAAAAATTTGCAGATGGATTACAGCGAAAGCGGATTCTGAAGGGGCACTCACGACTTCTTCAGGCCCGGTACAATACACAAGAAACGGCGCTACCGCCACAGTGGTAGAGGACACCACTACCGCCGCGAATAACCGCGCTTTACCTAATTTAGCTTTCATTTACAAAGACGGCGTTCAAGTTCCGATCAAGAAAGATACGGCCACTCCGGCAAATACTGTAGGTATGCCCGTTGAAATCGTAGGGGCTTCTGGTACTACAATCAATATTACAGCAGGAGACATAAACGTCCAACTATCCGATCAAGGCGTAAATGCCGACGTTGTGAGAATTGGAGATGGCACAACTCAACTTGCTATCACCATAGCAGGAGAAGCAGCAGTACATGACCAAGATGTTTTAAATACTCTGAACGATATTACCGGCCAACTCCCGTTGGCACTAGGGCAACAAGCTTCAGCAGCTTCCCTTGCCGTGGTTCTATCTACAGAGCAAGAAACACTGTTATCTGATACCGTTACAAACACTACATCCATAGCCGGATCAACAAACCAGATAGCTCTGGCCTATGCCGCTTCTGGAACTGCCCTTCCTGCTACTACGGGCCTAATCGGTGGCTCTGATGGTACAAACGTAGTCTCCCTTAAAGTAAATGCTTTAGGCGAACAAGCTGTAAACATCATTGCATCTGCCCTTCCTACTGGAGCAGCTACAGAAGCTAAACAAGACACTTTAATCGCTAAAGACTTTGCTACTTCGGCAAAACAAGACACTTTAATCGCTAAAGACTTTGCTTTTGCTACTCAAACTACCCTCGCAGCTTTGCTTGCGGAGTTAACTTTGAAAGCCGATCTTTCTGAAACTCAGCCTGTTTCAATCGCAGCAGCTATACCTAGCACAATCAATGCCGGAACAATTACTTCAGCACAAATCACAGTCGGTACTTCGGCAGTAAGAGCCACAGTGGCCGGAACAGCACCAAACGCAGCTAGAAAAAAACTCATGATTAAGCCATCAAAGAATAACACTGGTGCGATTTACCTTGGTGCTTCTGGTGTTACTACGGCAAACGGCATGGAAATTATCGGCCCTGATAGATTGGAATTTGAATTTGATTCGGGAGATTACTACTTAATCTCAGACACAGCGGCACAAGTTTGTGAAATTATCGAGAAGGTTTAATATGAAAACAGCATTTATCTTATTTTTTATACTCCTATTACTAGGTATTGATGCCAAAGCAGGGGCACCATACGGGATTAAAGGTCAGCAACAAACTGGGACTTTATATTCAAATGTCCATCAGTTTCCAAACAACCAAGTTACAAACATCGGTGGGATTAACGCATTGGTGGACAACTGTGGAAATGAAAACAATCTCCTTGCCAACTGCGGCTTTGAGCATTCTACTTATACCACATCATGGACTTTCACAGGCGACACAACGACTAGAACCAAAGAAACGACCAAAATTCACGGCGGTAAAAACTCCATCAAGTTTGTCGCTTCATCTCAAACTGTTTCAATGTATCAAAACTCTA